ACTGTCGCAACCACCAACAGTATAAAACGCCCCCCGCAGCCACCATAACTGCAGGTCCTTACGGGGAAACTTTAAGGAGGCTTACCAGCCTAGATAGAGGCCTTGGCAAACTAGCCATCAACCTCATCACGGCCACGCCCAGCAGCGTCAGTAACACTCTGTGGCGAGGCATGTGGAGTATCAAGACAGAGACCGTAAGTCGCATTAGTTAAGCGACACCTGGCAATCTGTTGGTACACATTAGGGTCTGCCATAGGCAGAATAGCCTGTGCGGCTAGAGAAAGGACGGCAACATGACCGTCGCGAGAGCGGTAACGTAGGCCGGAAGACGTCAAGTGCACAGAAGCACTGTCGAAGAAACCGGTAGTGTCGAACACATAAACATGGTCAACACAAAGATAGTCAGCGACCTGCCGAGCCAATGCAAGTTGGGCTCTCAAACACTCTGTGGCAAGCATGGAACTATAAGAACCTCTGGTAGGCATAGTGTGGAACAGTCTGCGACTGATTACCAGTAACCACACAATAACAAATATAACGTACAAAGTAAGCACGATGGGCATGTCGAAATCAAAGATTTCTAACAGCTAGAGATTACGTCTCCGTTACTTAGCATCGAAATAAATGTCACCATCACGGGACACAGGGTTGCCAAAGAAGTCCGAGACCTTGCCGCCAAGCCAGTTCCACGCCGGCTTGATCAGGGGCTTAGCAAAGCGATAAGCAGTACCGATGCCAGGCAACATAGATAACGTGGAGTCGAGCAAATCACCAAGCCAGCCCCAGTCATTATAAGCGGCGGGGTAAGCATGAGGCATCATGTTTCTAATACGATCGGCGGCATCAAGAGCAACCTGATCATATGTGGGCTCATGCCGAGTAAAGTTGGCAAGAACTGATCCCGAAGTAGGAATATACTGAATGACAGTGCGGGTCTTAAGCTTCAAGGAAAACTTGGAAGAGATACCCTCCATCCACACGACACCAGTATTGTAAAGTGGGGCAACGTCGTCGGCGACATTAAGATCATAGTAATATTGCGATGGTCCGTCAGCAACCTTAGAGGCAGGGACTGGATCGAGACAACCACGGTAGTACCAGCGGTTAAACACCGCTATAGGTTGTGGTTTTGGGGAGATGAAAGGATTGTCACGGGAAGAAGAAAGGATTGGCATGTAAAATCCGTCAACAGCACGAGCCTGGTAAGCTTGATGGTATGTTTCCACTAGGGATGAGGGAGCACAGTTATCGCCCTCAAGCGGGAACACGAATTTAGGTGGTCCAGAATAGTGGAGACGTTTACCATTAACGTTCTTAACGGTCTTGTCAGCATTGACCTCAACAGACTGTACAAAGTCGTTGCCGACCGTTTGGGTTTGAAGCGCACCTTCGGCAAGGTATTGACATGCGGTGACAAATCCCTGAGTTTCAAGGGACGGAGCGGTGTAAATGCCGGTCAAGCCGCGAGACAAAAGACGAAAGCCTCGAGCGGCAGAGAGGTGTTTGTCCACGTTAGGCAGGTAAACAAACGACTGAATGTATCCGGGTGAGTCGCCATTGTTAAGCACCTTACCCTCGGTGGTAAAGGCGCTCCAATTAGGAAATCGTTGGACGAAATTAGGCACTCCTTCGCTTAATGTGAAGGCGGTCGGAGTAGAAGCGTAGAGGCGGATCATAACCACATTGCGGAGCATGGGCAAGGCGAGTATGCACAAGGTGATATCCGACTTAGTCCACGCATCAATCTTAGCATAGGTGGCGGCGTCCAGCATAACAGGTTTCTCATCAGAGTTAGAACCGGTACAATAAATGGCCTCACGAGGAGGGAAAGAGATATTGAATGTGTTGGTGTAATCGGCAATGCATGTAGTAACAGCGGACCCATCAGGGAAGCCACTTACACTGGATGTGGAAGGGCCCATAGGGTTCAAATACTGCCGAAGCCAGGCCAAGCCGGCGGTTGTAATAGTGAGAGGGCGCCGGGCCAAGTTGGAAACAACTCGGCGAGTGATGCGTGACGGTTGAAGTGCAACCGTGCCAGCAGGAGTTGAGGGGTTACGGCGCCTGCGATTACGTCGTCGTCGAGCAGACCGAGAGGGAGCAGACTGAGCGCGGGGGCGCAGCGATCGCTGCGCGGGGTTAATTTGTTGTTGATTCATGATAATAAATTTATAATGATCACGCGTAAAGAACAGACCTGAAGTCGCCAAGAAGGGTGGTCTGTAGACCGTCGAGCTCAATATCTCGCTTGAGTAAGGCATAACGCGACGGAACAAACAATAAAGAGAGCAGATACTGTTCATACTGACATTGCAAAGCAGGTGATATGCCGGTACGCGCAGCAAACGCAGCGCGCATCTCGGGACTGGGCTCACGGTACACAGGAGCGGTCTGGAAAGGCATGTAAGCCATGATGGGCGAGACGCGCTTTACAGCAGCAGTGAGTCTGTTGCGATTTCGCGGGTTGAGTAATTTAGAATGAACAACACGCAGGATATGACGACAAAATGCGGTGATAATTGGGGTGGCGGGATTGAGGTTAAGAACGCTAAGTGCCTTGGCCACAATCAAATTGTTGGGCAGACCATCAGCACAACAGACATGGATCTTGGAAAGAGTACGCAATGGGTCGGAATACATACTAAGAGTGCCACAATCATCCAAGAGATACATGCCACAAAAGGAACAGTCATTAATGTGATGGTAATGATCTATCTTTAGCATAAATCCTAAATCAGGGATAATCTCGATCTCATCACCGATAGGTGGAGAACAACCGATAATGCCGTCATCGCCCTCACAGAAATAAGAACAGTCCTTGTCGAAAGTAACGAGCCAGGTCAAGAACCCGTTCAACAAACCGTTACCAACGGACGTGTGTGGATCGCCGCTGCAACGTGACCCTGGCAGAGAATAGGTAATACCGTACTCACTAAAGCCCGAGGTAATGAGTGTCGAAACGAGAGTCTGCCAAAAGCCAGGGTGATTGAGAGGAGGATAAACAAGAGAGACCCAGGCATGCTCGTACTGTGAAATTACCTCAGCACTAATAGACAAATCGAACCGGGAGTAATCGATCTCATAATAGTCAGGCCAGCCCAACAGACTAGACATCTTCGAAGAACGGGCCGGGATGTCACAGCCCTTAACGAGAAAAGGAAGAGACGAAGCACGATGCTCAATCGCAGAAAAGTATGGCCCCAGCGTTGCAAGGGTGGCGTCGTTACGAGGTGATATATTCCGCGGATCTGAGCACTTAGCCATGGGCTCAACCTTTATAAAATTACGCACCTTCGTGTGGGCCGTCTGCACGAGCATGCTGCCGTGCAACCTCTCGTAAGCAAGCCTCAATTCCCTTTGTCTTGTCAGAGGGTACCGCGACACCCATGAATCCAAGGTCAAAGGTGTCGTATCCCTTAAATCTTTCTCTAGGGCCACCAAATAAAAGACACCGGCGAGTTTCTGCAGAGGACTCAACTGCAGGTACTTGTTGCATAAATCGTAACAAGGACAACAACGACGATTCGACAAACGATGAGGTGGCGGCGCGAGATAAAGTGTTGAATATTCCGTCGATAGACCAGCTAAGGAGGCGTAACTGCGAAGCACTAAAGCGTTTTGATATAATTGCTCCCAAACCCGAATCAATGTCGTGGGTGATATCTTGACCTCCCACCGAGTGTGCATGGAACACCGTAGGTGTTGACTCATCATGCTCACACACCGACATGAAGAAATGAGGTCCGCACGAGGCAGTCGGGTCGGGGCACAATGGGTAAGTGGTTCTCTTGGGATGACAAACACTGTGGCCGTGGTCAGTATCGGAGTTATCGTGCGAAGGTCTATGGGACTTGCGCCTTGTTTTGCCTTTGTTAGACAATATTCCAGAACTTCGGCTCGCTTGCGTGTTCGTGGAGCGAGAGTCGACAGAAGCTGGTCTGGATCGGTTGTCGAATAATAAGTGGTCTGACGCTTCAATGGAGTCACCAGACGAGAGTGAGGGGACGGAACTGGGCGGAGGACTCGGGTCACCAAGCTTGAAATCATGTTGGTCACCGTTTTCGCCGGCACCCTCGGCAGACTGGCCAGGACTGGGGGCACCAACAGTCGAGGCCTCAGCACGAAATCGCTCAAGATTGAATGTAGTAGGATTACGACCGAACATACGCAAGCGAAAAGGCGACGTGACCATGTCGTACGTAGGCAAGTGAATTGATGCCCAGTTCCACGGGGCCGACCTGGCCCCAAAGAACCGATGGAGAGCGCTAACAACAAATGACGTGAGCGCCAGGGGCATCATGTGGTTCACCTTGACGAGGAACCACGAGAGACAATAAGCGGTCCAAGAAGATGGTGCGACAGAAAGTCGGGAGAAGCCAAAAGTCTTCAGGCTGGCCTCGTCACACAGATGAATAATGAAGTCCAAGATGAGCGTATCACGGGCATCGTTGAATCCGATCGCTCTGCACCTATTCTGATAATAAGATCTTAGTCCGTCGTAAAACTTGTCGTCGCGGGCAGAACGGCAGAAGGTTGCAGCGCAGTAGTCAGCAAGAGACCTCGGCACTGACGTACCGAACACATGGTAGTTTGTGTCATCGGCTGAGTAGCTAACAAACTTCTTCTCATGAGGGGAGTAATAATGAAGGTCGCCAACCGTGGATCTACGCAAGTTCGTGGGGTCATCGCAAGAATACGTGCCCGCAGCAGGAAATGCATAATACACGGAGGTGTCAAACAGGCGGCCAACACGATAATAACGGAATGCGCCTGTGGAGGACACAACAACGCCCTCGTTGTTCCACAAATAATACGGGTGCGGCCCATAAATCGGCCCCTCACGCACTGAAGAAGTAACATGGCCGTTGGCGACACGAGTGGTGGCTTCAGCCACAGACAATGAGTCAGGGGCAAGATAATCATGGTTGATAATGAAGGTGGGGCCAGTGACCGTAGAGGCCAACTGATCAGGCGACATGTAATAATCAGCATGGCTGATAACACATGCGGGAATCTCAAACCTATCACGGCAAGCAGACGGCTGGCGCCGGCACAACACTCCATGGTGGGTGGCCTCAGGAACAAAAGAACCATCCATGACAACCGGCGAACACCAGTGAATTCGATGGCCAAGCTCGGCCCACCGTCCCCTGGAGGCAGAGACGAAACGGAGACCATGGAAATAGCGCAGCAGTTGATCTAAGCACCAGGACTCAGCCACACGGCGCTGAAAGTTAAGGCAAGAATGACCACGTGATAGAGGCAACGTGATGTCCGAGGTAGATTCATCAAACTCATTACGCAAGTCAGCGATCGAATAACCTCGAACACGGTTGCGCACTCTGACAACCCTAACACGACTAGAGCAGATGATGGCGGAGAACAAACCGACAAGCAGCACAATGAGTGCGAGCTGGCACCACATGATCTGATAATACATATAAGCTGTGAAAGCAGTGTCAGCAACAGTGCGGAGGCCATCACGAAGGGTAACATTAACAACCTCTAGTCGATCCAGTAATTCACGAACGTGGCCAGTAGTGAGATCGTATTGGCTCATTAACCAGTTAAGAGGATGGACGACCGGAACAGACCGCGACACGGCGCAATACCACGGCGTGCGGTAACGATGAATACGCACGCCAGCGGCATAAGCAGCAACGCGGTGTCTGTGAACAAAACTATTGTAAGCATCTGCGGCAGCGTACTCATAACTGCACATTGTGTCAAAATCATCAACGAGGTCCTCAATCCAATAGGAAATAGGAGGAACCTGACATATGATGTAAAGAGACACAAAGGCGGCAAACGCAAGCTTAACCATAGTGTGTGGGATGACCTGCGGCCAATTACCAGTAACCACACAAAACCGATGCTAGGAAGTCGTAAGCCTGTAAA